TAGAAGATTTTCTGGGCTGGATGAACAACACAAAAGCCAGTAACCCAAACTGATAACCCCCAGCTATCCGGTCAAGGATGGCGCGGGGGTTCCGTTCGGGATCACCACGCAGCGACAAAAAATTGTTGCTGATTATGCGGGCATTTCTTTGTTTGATGTCTACCAACTGGATATATTCACCTACTGGGCATTACTGCACGACGCCATTGTGACAACGAATGCCCAGACGGAAGAAGGCAGGAAATGGCTGCATGATGCGTGGCGGATTCAGCAGACAACGCCGGACGCGGAAAAACTGCACCAAAAATATGGCTGAAAGGAGGGTAACCCGTGGATCAGAAAATAAGAGGAATTACCGTTACCATTAACGGCGATACAACGGGTCTGGGCAAGGCACTGGACACCGTGAAAAAGCAGAGCATTGGCCTAAATCGAGAGCTGAAAAGCGTAAACAAGGCGCTGAATTTCAACCCTTCCAGCGCGTCCCTGCTGACAGAAAAGCAGAAAGTTCTTACTGATTCTGTACGTGCAGCCCGTGAAGAGCTGAAAACTCTGGAAGCGGCACAGGCCGACGTAGAAAAAATGTATGCTTCCGGCGATATCGACCGGGGCGCATACCTTGAATGCCAACGGCGGCGGGAAGCCGCCCGCGCGAATGTGGAGCGGCTGCAGGATCAGCTGGTTGAGTTCGGCGGAGCCGCCGGGCAAATCATGCAGCAGGCAGGAAAAAAAGTTTCCGAGTTTGGCAGCACGGTAGAAGGTATCGGCAATAAGCTTATGCCCATCTCTGCGGCCACTGCGGCGGCGGGAGTTGCTACCGTAAAAATGGCATGGGACTTTGAAGACAGCATGGCCAAAGTATCGACCATTGCGGACACTACGGAAGTTCCTCTGGAAGACCTGCAGGCGGCTATCCTAGAGCTGAGCGACGAAAGCGGCATAGCGGCCGGGGAAATCGCGGAGAACGTATATAATGCGATCAGTGCCGGCCAGAAGACCGGTGACGCCGTGAATTTTGTACGGCACGCCACTGATTTGGCCCGCGCTGGTTTTGCGGACAGTGGCAACTCTCTGGACCTGCTGACCACAATCATGAACGCTTACAAGCTGGAAGCGAACGAAGTAACCAACGTTTCCGACAACCTGATAGCAACCCAGAACCTTGGTAAAACGACGGTTGCAGAGCTTTCCAGCAGCATGGGTAAAATCATCCCCACCGCCAACGCCGCGAATGTATCCCTTGACCAGCTGTGTGCCGGCTATGCGCTCATGACTGCCAACGGCGTAGCTACCGCCGAAAGCACAACTTACATGAACAGCATGCTGAACGAGCTGAACAAGTCCGGCAGCACAGTTGCCAAAACCTTGCAAGATGAAACAGGGAAAGGTTTCTCTGACCTGATGGCGGAGGGCTACACCTTGGGCGATGTGCTGGGAATTGTCAGCGCCGCGGCAGATGACCAAGGGCTGAAATTTACGGATATGTTCGGCTCTGCGGAGGCGGCAAAAGCGGGCTTGATTCTGTTGGGCAACAGTGTTTCCGACGTGGAAAACGGTCTTGTAGAAGCAGGCGGGTCTACAAGCCAGTTTAATGAAATGCTGGCCGGTATTCAGGCTGGGGCAGGCGGTACAGAATCGGCTCTGGAGAAACTGGAAACCAAAAACCGCAAAGCTAAGGTCGCGTTCAATCTGGTAAAAAATGCCGCCCTGGACTTCGGTCAGGTTGCCAGCGGTATGCTGGCACCATACGTTGAACAGTTTGCCGGGGTTATCGAAAAAGCGACGGATAAGCTGAAAAACATGGACGAAGGCCAGAAAAAGGCCGTTATAACCTTCGCCGCAGTTGTGGCAGCAGCCGGCCCGGTGCTGTCCGTGGCCGGTAAAGGTATCAGCATTGTTGGTAATCTGATTACCACAGGCGGAAAAATTGTGACCACATTCCAAGGAGCTTCGGCGGCGATGAAAGCGGGCGCGTCAGCCTTCCAGCTGGCAGGTGCCGGTGCCAAAATCGCAGGTGTAGCCATTACGGTGCTGACCAGCCCAATAACTTGGATCGTGGCGGGAATTGCTGCTCTGGTTGCTGGATTTGTCTTGCTGTATAACCATTGCGAAGGATTCCGCAACGGCGTTAACGCCATTGCTTCCGGTATCAAAACCGCATGGAACGCAAGCATGGACGCGCTGAAATCCACAGCGCAGGAAAAGCTCAGCGCTGTACGTACCGCCTATGAGGAAAACGGCGGCGGAATCAAGGGCGCAGCAGCGGCAGCCATGGAAGCGGTAAAGGGAGCATACACATTCGGCCTGACATTCATTGATAAGCTGACCGGCGGCAAACTGTCGGCTATAGCGGAGAAATTCAAGAATAGCCGTGTAGGCCAGATCTGGACTTCGGCTATGGATACCGTCAAGAATGCCACTGCCATTGGCATGGATGCACTGACAACCACAGCACAGACGAAGCTTGATGCCGTTCGTTCCGCCTATGAGGAAAACGGCGGAGGGCTTAAGGGCATAGTAGCAGCCACCATGACCGGCATTCGGGAAGCAAGCACCTTCGGTCTGGACTTTATTGACAATCTGACCGGCGGCAAGCTGTCGGCCATAGGGGAAAAGTTCAGAAACAGCCGCGTAGGCCAGATTTGGACTTCGGCTATGGATACCGTCAAGAATGCCACTACCATTGGAATGGATGCGCTGAAAACCACAGCACAGGAAAAGCTCAGTGCTGTACGCACCGCCTATGAAGAAAACGGCGGAGGTATCAAGGGCGTGGTAGCGGCCACCATGACCGGCATTCAGGAAGCAAGCACCTTTGGCTTAGACTTTATCGACAACCTGACTGGCGGCAAGCTGTCGGCCATAGGGGAAAAGTTCAGAAACAGCCGTGTGGGCCAGATCTGGACTTCGGCTATGGATACCGTCAAGAACACCACCGCCCTTGGCATGGAAGCGTTGAAAACCACAGCGCAGGAAAAGCTTGACGCCGTTCGTTCCGCCTATGAGGAAAACGGCGGAGGGCTTAAGGGCATAGTAGCGGCTACCATGACCGGCATTCAGGAAGCAAACAGCTTCGGTCTGGACTTTGTTGATACTCTGACCGACGGGAAACTGTCCAGCATTGCCGAACGCTTCCAGTCAAAAATGAATGCCGCCAAGACAGCCGTTACCGACACCTTGGATAATATCAAGAGCGCATTTTCGGAAAAGATTGAGGCCGCCCGTTCTGCTGTTGCGCAGGGAATTGAGAATATCAAGAACTGTTTCAAGTTTGAATGGAGCCTGCCGAAATTGAAATTGCCGCACATTTCCATTACGGGAGAATGGGGCTTTAATCCACCACGGGTTCCGACCTTCGGCATTTCATGGTACAAATACGGCGGCATTCTGCAAGGTGCCCGCATTATCGGTTCCTTGGGTGACAAGTACATCGGTGCCGGTGAAGCAGGCCCGGAAGCTGTACTTCCTCTGTACAGCTTTTACAGTGAGCTGAGAAACATTATCACCGAGTTGGTGGACAGAAATGCCGGCCCAACAGAATTTAACCAATATAATTCGTATTACAGCCCCAAGGACCTAAGCCCTGCCGAGTGTGCCCGGAAGACCAGAGACGAAACCAGACAGCTGCTTAAAAACGTAAAGAGAGCGTAGGAAGCCTATGGAAAAAGTAGTTTGCAAAAACAGCGCAACCGGCCGGACGATGGTATTTGAGTACGGCGACACGGTTTTTCTTGAAGGTGTGGACGACATAGGCGCGGCCAGTTTCACGATTTCGACCAGCAAAAACACCGGTGTGGATGGCGAGTCTGTCGAAGGCGAAAGCCAGAACGCCCGGCACCCTGTTATCCGCGCCTATGTCTTCTCTGACTATGACGTGATCCGCGATCAGCTGGATGCCGTTTTTCAGGAGGGCGTAGACGGCACGCTGGAAGTGTGGCGGGATGACGGTTCCCGCCGTGTGGCCATCTACCGCCCGGAGGGCTGGGAGCTGCCATATACCGGCATTATTCGAGAGCTGACCGTCAAACTGTTGTGTTCAGATCCCAAATTCTACGACCCGGAAGAGGAACTGTCCACTATGGCGTCTTGGCGTTCTATGCTGCGTTTCCCGCTGGTATTTCACAGTCCGTTTGCCATTTCGGAACATGTGGCCAATTTACTGGCCACGATTGAGAATCCTAGCTCCACAGCTCAGGCGCTGCGCATTGTTTTTGCCGCTACCGGCGAGGTAACAAACCCGTTTTTGACCGACGTAAAGCGGCAGGAAACATTGCAAATCGGGACACCTGCCAAGCCGTTCGTTCTCCACAACGGCGAAGTCGTTACCGTTACCACTTCCCTGTCCAATATGCACATTATGCTTGCAAGCCGAGGTGTGCAAACAGAGATCACAAACAAAGCGGTGTGGCCGGTCGCATGGCTGAAATTGCACCCGGGCGAGAACCTGTTCCGATATGGCGCCGCGTCCGGAGAACAGTCCCTGCAGGTGCAGATTTGGCACCGGCAAAGCTATGGAGGTGCATAACCGTGGAAACTCCCATTCTGTCGTTTTTCTCCAATGAATTGGTTCATTGCTTCGATCTGGGCGAATACAAGAGCCTGCGGTGGCGGCCTATGTACGATAAAATTGGAGAATTTGAGCTGCATACCAGCCCCAGCCTGTTCGCAAAAGTCAAGTGCGGACAACTGATTTTAAGACCGGACAGGCCAAAAGAAACCGTTAAGGTGGAAGGGATCGACATTGAAAGCGGAAATCTTATCATAACCGGGCGTTTTCTGACCTGCATTATGGAGGATGCCGGAATCCGCAACATCTATAATTTTGACTGTCCGATTGAGGAAGCCATGCGGACGTTGGTAAAGGAGCAATACGGCCGCGTAACACGCGCTTTGCCGGTAAAACTCGCCGCAGCCGGGGGCTTTACCCAGACGATTCAGTGTCAAGTAAGTCTGAAAAACCTTTTTACCGTTCTTGCTGCCATGGCCAAAGCGGGTGGCCTGGGGTTCCGGGTCTACGCCGATCCGGCCGTGCAGGCGCTGTTCTTCGAGGTCTACGAGGGTGTAGACCGGACAGAAGGACAGGAAGAAAACGCCCGTGTTACCTTCTCCAATGCCTATTTCAACATTGACGATCCCAAATATCAGGAGAACGAAGCCAATTACAAGAATTATGCGATTGTCTGCGGCGCCGGTGAGGGGCTGGACAGGACTATCGTAGAGGTTGACCGGACGAGCGGCGAAGACCGCCGGGAACTGCTGGTAGATGCCCGCGATCTGTCCCAAGGGGAACAGACAGAGGACGAATACAAGGCCATACTTATGCAGCGGGGGTATGACAAGCTGGATGAACATAACAGAATCCAAAGCTTTGAGGCGGGCATAAAGTCAAGCAGCCAATTCCGCTATACCGAGGACTGGAACCTTGGGGACATTGTGACCGGCAGACAAACGGAGTGGGGCGTGTCCATGGACCAGCGTGTTACGGAAGTGGAAGAAATTTATGAAAATGACACCATGACCGTGGTTCCTACTCTGGGAACCCCCGCCCCGGAAACCTACAATTTGGAGGATAACATAGCATGAACAAGGAAATGGAAAAGAGCAGCGAAAACGGTATGTTCTTGGATGGCCGGGGTTATACCGCGTCTGAACTTTACAAAACGATTGCGCTGCTTGTTGGCAACGGCGTTTATACCAATGAGCTGACACCGACGGCCACCAACGAAAACATGACAATAACCCACGGGACAGGCCATGCATGGATCAACGGTGTTGTTTATGTGAATTCTACTCCGTTCGTGCTGGATATTGCGACCGCTGACGGCAGCCTGAACCGGTACGATAGCCTTATGCTGCGGCTGAATCTTTCCATAAACGAAGTCTACGCCATTATCGTGCAGGGCACCTATGCCGCTACCCCGCAGCCGCCCGCCTGCACGCGAAACGCCGAAACCTTTGATCTGAAGATTTGCGATATTTACGTCCCCGCTGGCTGCACGAAGATTACGCAGGACCAAATAACGGACACCCGGCTGGATTCGTCCGTTTGCGGCGTGCCCGTTTTTCCAGTGGAACATTTGGACATGACAAGTTTTTACCGGCAGATTTCTGCCGACCTGTTGAAATTCCGGGAAGACGAGGAGGCGGGGTTCGCCGCGTGGGTGGCGGAACAGGAAGACACCAACATGGCCACCATGACCGACTTGGTGGAAGCTGTACGCGATACCAGCGACGAAAGCCGCGCCGAAATTCTGGCCCTTTTGCAGCAGCTGAATACTCTGGTAGACAGCGACACAGTTGGGACACTTATTGCCCAGATAAACAACGCCGTTAAAAAATCCGGTGATACCATGACCGGTGATCTGAACATGGGCGGCCATGCGATCATTGGCGCGGAGCTGACGCAAATCGTTCAGGCCACGCTTACCGCCGCCGATTGGGCGGCCAGCGCCCCCTATCCCCAACCCGTTGCCGTGGCGGGAGTAACAGCCGGAAAACCGCCATATATCACGCCGGTATATTCCGGGGTGGCAGATGCGGATATTGCCCTGCGGGAAGCTTGCGCGGCCGTGAGCTATGCAAAGCCGGGAACAGGAAACGTCACGTTTGTCTGCCTTGAGGACAAGCCGCAAACGGACATTCCGGTTCAGGTGGAGGTGAAGCGATAATGGCTGACGTATTCGCATACTTAGAGGGATTCGGTGCCAGTGGTGGCGAAGGTGGTACGCTTAAGGTAAATGCGCCGCCTCTGGTAGCTGTGACCATCACCAACAAGGCCGGTAAAACGAAGACCAAGACCGCAAATGCCGACGGCATGGCGATATTCAAGGGGCTTGCAAGCGGCAAGTGGAACGTAACCATTGTCAACAGCGATGGCAAGCCGACCACCATAACCGCCGATGTTCAGACAGAGTACACCGTTACAATCGCTTTTTTCTCCGCTACCATCAACATCACTTATCCAGCTGGTTCGACATGTACATGTACAGATGGCGTCACGACGCTTACAGCCCCTGACACCAGCGGTACATGGGCTTGCATCGTACCGAACGCCGGGACTTGGACGGTGACCTCCACAAGCGGGACGGAGACCGACAGCAAGGCCGTAACTATCACCACGGATGGCCAGAGCACCTCTGTGGAGCTGAGCTATGCGCTGTTCCTGTTCAAACCAAATGCCCCGAGCGACATTATAGCCGGTGAGTGGGAAATGCCTGCGAATAGCACTGTAACCGCAGAAGCAGAACTGACGGTTAAGTCGGTAAATAACTACAACGGCAATAGAACTATTTCTGCACGTACAAAAGGCCAAATTGACCTGACAGAGTATAGCACGCTTCAAGCGACGTGCAAAGCGTCGGGCGGCTCCAATACAAAATTGGAGGTGTACAGTGGTTCGTCCGTAGTTGCTTCGACAGCAATCGGTACCGATCTTACCACGGTAACGGTTGACATATCTGCCCTGTCCGGGCTTCACAGTATCGGTTTTGGCGGTAGACATACCGCGTATTTGACGATTACGTACACCGCGACGGAAATCAAATTGATGAAATAGGAGGGCGGCGCATGAAAACGATTTACATAGATTCCAGTTTTAAGTGTCACACCTCCACCGCCGAGGGGCTGACCACAATCGAGACAGACGCATTCGATGGTAAGTGCGACGCTTACATCGAGGGCTACCGCTTCATCCCGGCAGGGCAGACATGGACACGTGCTGATGGCGTGGTGTTTACCGGTGAGATGATTGCCCCGTGGAAGCCGTGGGCAGAGTTGGACACCGCCCAACGGGAGTATGAGCGGGAGCAGTATCAGGCTCTCGCTGCTCAGAACGCCGAGTACGAAGCCGCCTTGTCTGAAATTGAAACCGCGCTGGGGGTGAATAACACATGATGACCATAGAAGAACGCAAAAACGCCATTCTTGCGAAAATCATGGAAATAAAATCCAGCGGTGGTGAGGAACAGCTGAAAGAGCTGGATGAAGCCTACAAGAAAGGGGTTGACAGTCTGTGACACAAGAGGAAAGAAAAAGCGTCATGTATGCCCAGGGGCGGGCGAACGCGCTTGCCTTGCAGGAGAAAGCCCCGAAGATGACAGGCACCGAACTGAACGCGGCGGATAGCGACATTCCCGGTTTCAAGGCTGCCGTCGCAAACAAAAACATGCTGGAGCGCAAGGCCGGGTTTGTGTGTCAGTCGTCTGCTGGCCGTGTGGTGCGGCTTGTGCAGCCCTATGACAGCACTATCTACACTAAGGAGCCAGAGGAACTTCCAGCGCAGTGGGGGTTTGCGTGGAGCACCGACCCAGCGAAAGCTTTGCCGTTCGTCGCCATGGCTACCAGCCCCTACAATAAGGGCGACTGCTGCACGGAGGGCAGTAAAGTGTACCGCTCCACATTGGACAATAATGTATGGCCGCCGTCCGCATACCCTCAGGGCTGGGAAGAGGTGAACGTATGACGGTAAAGCAAAAGCAATGCTTGCTGCTGTACCTTGGGTATTACACTGGGGCAGTCGACGGGATTTGGGGCAATAACTCCCGCGGCGCCACCGAGGCATTCCAGCGGAATTACGGGCTTACGGTGGATGGGATATTCGGCATCGGGACGGAGGCACGTATCCGGGAGGTCGTTGCTTCCGGAGAGCCGCCCCAACAGCCCCAAGACACCCCGGGGACGGAGGGCGGCGCAGACTGGTGGAAGGATATCCGCTATTTCAAGCGCGCCGAATTTCGCTGCCCCTGCGGCCGCTGCGGCGGATTCCCGGTGGAGCCGCAGGAATCCATTGCGCGTACCGTGGACGAAATCCGCTACAGGCTGGGCATCCCGATTTCCATTGTGGACGGCGGCGGTTCCGGCGTGCGGTGCGTGGCGCACAACACGGAGGTTGGCGGTGTGTCCGACTCCCAGCATTTGTATGGGCTTGCGGCCGACCTGCACAGCGCAGCAAGTCCGGCGCAGATGAAAGCCGTGGCGGAGGATGTCATGGGGCGCACCGGCGGCATCGGGCTTTACGACTGGGGGATTCACGTGGACACCCGCCCCGGGTATGCCCGGTGGAACGGCTGAGAAGGGAGTATGCCTATGGACTTGGAACATGAGCAGAGACTGACCGCCGTGGAAGAGCGGGCGAAATCCAACAGCCACCGGCTGGATAAGGTGGAAGCATCCACCGAGGCCATAACCCGGCTTGCCACCTCCATGGAGGTCATGGCCAACAAGCAGGAGCAGGTCGCGGATACCGTGGACAGGCTGGACGGCAAGGTCACGGCGCTGGAAGGAAAACCCGGAAAGCGCTGGGACAATCTTGTGGAAAAGCTGATTTGGGCAGTCGTGGCCGCAGTTGCAGGCTTTTTCCTGGCTCAAATCGGGCTGGGTTGAGCGATATATTTTGTATCTTGGGGGTATACCATGAATGAAAAAGATTTTGTAAACCTGTGCAAAAAGGCCGTCGCTGAATACTCCAATGAGCATTTGGACAAAAGCGACGGCAAGAAGATCACCGAGGACGATGTTTTTATCGTCTGGATGTGCAAGACCTTGCAGAATAGCAAGGCGCTTGCAAGTACCACCCTCTTTGACGGTATGTACTACGAACTTACCCTCAACGGGGACAAGAAGGAACTCTATTTCGACGCCTACAAAAAGTGGGAAAATAAGGCCATTTCTATTGGCTGAATAATTCAAGGAGGAACATACAATGTTTGAATATTTCATTTATCACTACGGAACGCAGATCATTGCGGCCATCCTGTGCGCGATCTTCGGCTGCCTGGGCTATGCCATCAAGAAGCTGGCTGTGAAGTACATCAACGACGACACCAAGCGCGCGATCGCCCGCGTGGCGGTGCAGTTTGTGGAGCAGGTGTGGAATACCCTCCACGGCGCGGACAAGCTGGCCAAGGCACTGGAAACCGCCGAAGCGCTTCTGAAGAAGAAGGGTATTGATTTTGACGCCGAAGAAATGCAGATTCTGATTGAGGCGGCTGTGGCTGAATTTAACGAAGCATTTAAGAAGCCGTTGACCGCAGAATCCACCGCCGACGCCGGGGGGCGGGGGG